CTACTGAACATCCATCGATGAAGGAGAGACCATGCCTCTCGCTCCGGCTCCGGGGTTCCCCGAGCGCCCCGGCACTCAGTACGAGGTCAACCGCGCGTCCGGTGCCCCCAGTGGTCCGGGCCCTCTGTACTTCGAGGAAGGTCTCGGCACTGACACCGACCTTCCCCAGAACTTCCAGACGGGCGCGATGCAGGGGTACGCCACGCCCCCCGGTCGCAGCAACCACAACCAGAACGTCTACACGAAGCCTGCGGCGGAGACGATGAAGGAGCGGGCCCACGTCGGGTCGGCTGCTTGGATCGAGGCTCCGGGCATGCTTCAGGACTTCGCCGCTGGCTCCTTCTCGGACTTCGCTGAGGTCCGCTACGAAGAGGTCTTCCGGTCCGGTGGGCGTCAGGCCCGACCGAACCCGGCTGTCGTCAACGACTGATCATGGCCGTTGACCCTCGCGGGCGACGGGCGACAGAGGCGCGTGGATCTGGGACTGCGACTCCCCAGAACCCGCGCCTCTGGGAGATGTTGGTCCAGCAGGCAAAGCAGAGGTTCCCGACGTACCCGTCACTGCCCGCGTCCAAGTGGGTTCACAACGAGTACGTGAAGCGCGGTGGCATCTTCGTGGATTCCAAGAAGAAGGACACCCGGCACGACCGTCGGGGCCAACTGACCCACGACGCGAAGAAGGAAGACGAAGCCAAGAAGAAGTCGAAGGACTGATCTACTGTGGTCCCCACACGAGAGGGGTGAACCGCGTTGTCCGGTATCGACTTCATGAGTCCTACCTATCGCGCAGCCGGTACAGACCTCGTGATGAACATCTCCCCTCTGGGGTTGGTGGAACTCGCGGATGAGGAGTTCGAGGTTCATGGACCTCGCCTCAACAGGTATGCCATCAACTGGGCGCTCTACCTAGGACACCACTGGAGTCACCGACGCGAGGTCGGGGAGCACCAGCACACCTCGAACTTCTACCGGGCTTTCACGGACTACATGCTCCGGTTCACCTTCGGCAAGGGCGTGCGATTCGCGACGCCGGAGGCGACCGGGGCGATCATCCCGGAGATCCTGCACAGGGTCTGGGAGAAGGACAACTTCCGAGAGTCCGTCCTCATGGAGATGGCCCAGCAGGGCGCGGTCTCTGGGGACGCCTTCGTCAAGGTCGCCTACGAGGAGCCCTACGTCGATCCCGCTGGCATCCCGATGCCGGGCCGGGTCCGGATCCTCCCGATGAACGCGGCCCACTGCTTCCCGGAGTGGCACCCACACGACCGCTCGCGCCTGATGCGCATGAAGATCAAGTACCGGTTCTGGGGCACGTCGCTCGAAGGTACTCGTCAGGTCTTCACCTACACCGAGATCCTGACGGACGACTCCATCGAGGAGTACCTGAACGACGAACTGATCGACTCGCGGCCCAATCCAATCGGGCTCGTGCCTGTCGTCCACATCGCGAACCGGCCGGTTGCGGGCTCACCGTGGGGCCTGCCGGACTGCCAAGACATCATCGCGCTGAACCGCCAGTACAACGAGGTCGCGACCAGCATCGCGGACATCATCAACTACCACGCCGAGCCGATCACGATCATCACGGGCGCGAAGGCGTCCCAGTTGGAGCGCGGGGCTAAGAAGATCTGGGCGGGTCTGCCGAAAGACGCCAAGGTCGAGAACCTCGAAGGTGGGTATCAGGGCCTGAAGTCGGGGCTGGAGTACCTCACCCTGATCAAGCGGACCATGCACGAGATGGTCGGCATCCCTGAGACCGCACTCGGTCAGGTGCAGCCGATCTCCAACACCTCCGGTGTGGCGCTGTCCATCCAGTTCCAGCCCCTGATGAACGTCTGGGAGCAGAAGACCACCCAGTACGGGCTGGGGATCCAGCGGATCAACGAACTGATCATCCGGACCATCGCGGTCAAGGAGCCCAATGCGCTGACGTGGATCGAGGGAGTCAACTCTCCGCTGGAGCCGGACCAGTTGCCGCAACTCGATCCGATGGACCCGATCACGTACTACACCGAGATCGAGTTCCCTCCCCCGCTCCCGCTGGACAAGTTGATCGTCCTCAACGAGATTCAGGCCAAGTTCCAGTTGGGACTGGAGTCCAGAGAGGGCGCGCTGCGTCTGCTGGGCGAGGAGTTCCCGAAGGACAAGTTGACCGAGATCCGGGACGAGTTGAAGGAGGACGCCGTCGCCGACGGTGCTCTGGCCCTGATCAAGACCCAGATCCAGTCGGCCATCGTGGCGATGACGGGCATGATGTCCGGCCCAGACGGAGAGCCGATCCCCGCTCCCCCGCCCGAGCCGACCGACATCACAGGCGACTCCGTGCCTGATGTGATGTCCGGTCTGGGCCAGCAGTCGCCCTTCCCGGAGGTGGCGATGGCGGAGGAAGAGATCCGCAACACGCTGCTCACGAAGGCGTACGGGACGAAGATTCCGCAGCGCTCTGTGGCTCGACCTGACGCCTAGATGGACGTAACTACGGCATGTGGGGCTATCTTTATCTGAACCACCCGTAGAACGAGAAAGGCGCACATGTCCGAGCAGACCGTGACAACCGTTCCGGATCCTCAGGCCGAGGGTCACCGCACACAGGCAGAGCCCGCCACTCCCCCCGTTCAGGTGAACTCGAACTCCGATCCCCGGATGTTCACTGCGGAGGACTTGGAGAAGGCCCGCGAGCAGGAGAAGTCGAAGGTCTACAAGCGACTGGAGACCATGCAGGAGACCGTCGCTCGTCTGGAGGCGGAGGCCACTCAGCGGCGCACCGCCGAAGAGGCAGCGCAGCAGGCCGCGAAGGATGCCGCCGAGGCGGAGCGCCTGTCGGCTCTGTCCGTGCAGGATCTCCTCGCCGAGCGCGAGGCCCAGTGGCAGCGAGAGCAGGCCGAACTCCGTCAGGAGATCGCTGCCGAGCGGGCCCTTCGCGAGCGCGAGACCCAGTTCGCTGAACTGATGGACGCGCGAGGCCAGATCATGCAGCAGTACTCTGATCGCGTCGCACCAGAACTGCTCGATCTCATCTCAGGAGAGACTCCTGAGGAGATCCAACAGTCTGCCGAGGACATGGCTGCGCGAACCGAGCGCATCCTTGCCCAAACGGCAGAAGCAATGCAGAATGCAAGGCAGCAGATGCCGACCGCAAGGGTCACCGCACCGGCATCTGGGGACAACGCAGGGGCGAACAGGCAGTACAGCCCGGACGAGATCCGGGGAATGTCAATGGCGGACTATGCGAAGCACCGCGCTGGCCTTCTGGGCAACGGCGCTGGTGGGCCCAAGAATCGGGGACTGTTCGGGTGACACACCGGTTCTTCCACCACCTCACATAGGAGATAAGCCTGATGGCTGTCTATCCGTTCTCTGCCGCCGGAGGCGGCTCGTCCACCCTCGCCACTGCCGGAGCCGTCGCGTCGCCGACTGGCTACGACTCAGCGGGCGTCGCCCTCTCCCCAGCGATCCAGACCATCTGGTCGAAGGAGATCCTGTTCCAAGCGATGCCAATTCTTCGCTTCGAGCAGTTCGCCGTGAAGAAGACCGAACTGGGCGTTGCCCCCGGTCTGACCATCAACTTCATGCGGTACATCAACCTCCCCGCGACTCAGGCACCTCTGGTCGAGGGCGTCCGCATGGACACCACGGCGATCACCGCCGAGCAGTACACGATCACCGTCGCGGAGCACGGCTACGCCGTCGCGGTGTCGGAACTGCTGCTCAACGCCTCCTTCGATGACGTGATGGCTTCGGCCTCCCGTCTTCTGGGCCGCAACATGGCGCAGTACCTCGACCAGCAGGCGCGCGACACCCTGCTGACCGGCACCTCCGTGGTCTACGGCTACAAGACCCCGGCTGGCGCGATCACCCCGATCAGCCCCTACGACGCGGGCACCAAGGGCACCAGTGGCGGTCTGGACGACGCCACTTCCACCAACTGGCTCCACCTGAGCCCCGCTGCCGTCAAGGACGCGGTCGAGACCCTCGCCACCAAGAACGTCCCCCGGCTGGGCGAGACCTACGTCTGCTTCGTGCATCCGCACCAGAGCCGTCGCCTGCGCGACACCCCCGAGTTCATCGAGGTCACGAAGTACGCCGCCCCCGGCAACTTCATGCTTGGTGAGATCGGTCGTCTCTACGACACCGTGTTCATCGAGACCACGCAGGTCAAGCAGACGGCGGGCACCAACACGCCCACCTACAACGCCCTGATGATCGGGGACAACGCCTTCGGGCACGCGATCAGCCTCCCGGTCGAACTGCGAGATGGCGGGATCATCGACTTCGGTCGAGAGCACGCCCTCGCGTGGTACGCGATCTGGGGCCTTGGCAAGATCACCGACGACGCCATCGTCACGATCAAGACCAACTAGCCCGACTCCGAAGCCCCCGACTCGTTCCCTCGCCGGACCACTGTCGGGGGCTTCGGCATGTCCTGCCTGATAGTCTCCATCTACGCTCTAGCGGTGGATCAACCACCTTCCTGAAGGGATCACACGAATCGTGGCTCAGACCAAGCGACAGAACGACTTCACCGGACGACAGATGCAGGCAGGCGCTGCACAGGCAGCGACGGAGAAGAGGATCGCTGCCGAGCAGGTAGCAGCGGAGAAGGCTGCTGAGGAGGACGCGTTCCAGAACAGCGTCTTCGACCTGACCCAGAACCCGGACAACCCCATCGTGGTGGACGACGTTGTCGAGGTTGGCGTCGAAATGTCGAATGACTCCGTGGTCGTTCGGGTCTCCGAGACCATCGAGAACATGACCGTGGGCCACGGCAACACCTACCACTTCAAGGCGGGCGGCAAGTACCTCGTCCCCAAGGAGGTCGCCGACCGTCTGGAGGAGTTGAACCTCCTCTGGCACTGAGCCCCTGACTGCTTGACCTGATTCGCACTGCGAATCACGGCAGACTGGGCCCATGGCTTCTACCGTCAACCAGCGACTGCTTGAGCGGGTGCGGATGGATCTGGGGGATCTCCCCCAGCCATTCGACTTCCAGTTCGTCGGAGACGGCGTTCGGGACCACTTCAACGTGGAGCATCGACCGTTCGACCCCCTCAGCCTCGTTCTGCTGAACTACGGCGATGCGGTCAACCCTGTGACCGCCAAGGTCACCATCGATGGTCTGACCGGGACGCTCGTGTTCGATGAGCCACCGGCTGCTGGGGATCCGTGGGAGGTCCAAGGACAGAAGTGGCGGTACTTCTCCGACGACGACCTCCAGATCTTCATCGACACGTCGGTGGCCCAGCACAGCCACAACCGCGCTGACTCCACCGGAGGGCCCTACGACACTGGGGACATCCCTCCGGTGGAGGAGTACCCCATCGCGCTCTACGCCGTCATTCAGGCTCTCTGGGCGCTGGCGACGGATGCCTCCTTCGACATCGACATCCTCGCCCCGGATGGGGTGAACATCCCCCGCTCCGAGCGCTACCGCCAGTTGATGGACATGATCGGGGCGCGGCAGACCCAGTACGACGAGATCGCCAAGGCGCTCAACATCGGCATCTCCCGGATGGAGACCATGACGGTCCGCCGGACTGCCAAACTCACCAACCGTCTCGTGCCTGTCTACATGCCACAGGAGTACGACGACCACACTCCCCCGAAGCGCCTGTACCCGCCGATCTCCACACAGGGAACGGCACCGGTGCCGGTCGCGAAGGGCAACCACGACATCTACCTGTACTCCGACGAGGCGTACAGCGTGCAGATGAACTTCCAGACCTCAGCGGCGGACTACCCGGTGACCCCGGAGAACGACACCTACGACATGACCGACTGGGAGTTCTTCGCTCCCGTCGTCCGGGTGAAGGGATCGAAGGGCCCGTACATCACGGAGTTGACTGTCGAGGTCTTGGATCCGGCCACTGGGCTCATCCGGCTCTCGCTGGCGTCCGATCAGGTGGTGAAGGTTCCGAACTGGTGCTTCTGGGAGTTCCGTACGCGAGTCCCCAACGGAGAGTGGGTCACAAGGATTCTCGGAGAGGTCCGACGTGAGCATGGGGTGGCCCGGAGGTCACCCTGATGGGTGATGACCTGATCGTCGTTGTACCGGATGAGAACGAGCCCAGCGTCGTTGTCGTGCCTGCCACCGCACCTGATGTGGTACTTGTCGCGCCTGCCACGTCCGCGACAGCCGATCTGGTCGTCACGGTGGGGGGCACCGGCCCTTCAGAGGTCGTGGTTGTTCCCAGCGACGCCGAGAGCAGCGTCGTCGTGCTTCCGGAGAACATCGGGCCTCCCGGCCCCACGGGTCCCATTGGACCAACAGGACCGGGCGGATCGGGCCCCACGGGAGCAACTGGCCCCACGGGGTCGGCTTCCACCGTCCCCGGTCCGACTGGGCCCACCGGCATAGGTGCCACGGGCCCCACGGGGCCCGCGTCCACCGTCGCTGGACCCACTGGCGCGCAGGGCAACGTCGGACCAACTGGCCCTCAGGGCTCCACTGGACCTACGGGGTCTCAGGGACCGACTGGTCCACAGGGCATTCAGGGCCTGACGGGCCCAACCGGATCTCAGGGTCCTGTTGGATTCGGCGTCCAAGGAGCAACTGGGCCCACCGGTGCTCTTGGCCCGGTTGGACCGACTGGCGCGCAGGGCGCGGCTTCCACGGTCACGGGCCCCACTGGGCCTGCGGGGGCTTCCGGCCCTACCGGAGCGACGGGTGCGGCGTCCACTGTGGCTGGCCCGGCGGGTGCCACCGGCCCTACGGGCTCTCAGGGCCCCGCTGGCGGCGCGGGATCTCAGGGTCCCGCTGGCCCGACTGGGCCACAGGGAGCCGATTCGACGGTGGCGGGTCCTCCCGGCTCTGTGGGACCGCAGGGACCAACAGGCCCGGCTGGTGTCGCAGGCCCCACGGGGCCCACAGGGGCTGCCTCGACCATCGCGGGCCCCACTGGCCCTGCTGGCACGGCGGGTCCAACAGGCGCTGCTGGGCCCACCGGCCCGCAAGGGATCCAAGGCGTGCAGGGAAACCTTGGCCCCACGGGTCCTCAAGGGACCGTTGGACCGACTGGTCCCACCGGATCGACAGGCGGTCTGGGGCCAACAGGCCCGACTGGGCCTACGGGGGCAGCATCCACTGTGGCGGGCCCGACTGGTCCCACTGGATCTCAGGGACAGCCGGGCACAGGCGTCACCATCAAGGGGTCGGTGGCGACATCGGCGAACCTTCCCCCGACGGGCAACACGAACGGTGACGGCTACATCACCACGGACACAGGTCATCTGTGGACATGGGACGGCACGAAGTGGGTGGACGCTGGCCCCATCGTGGGTCCGACTGGTCCTGCGGGT